TTTTGTTCAATTGTTCTAACGTTAACTTTGCCATAATTTCTAAATTTGATTAATTAATAAAAAGTTTTTATTTTACTTATTGTATTATACAAAGTGTAATAATAACACCTACCGTGCATATAAACATAATCAGCAGGTACGCCCATGCTTTGTCTCCGCACAATGGGTTGTATTCAGATTCTTTGTTTTTCATTTTGATTTGATTTACTATTATTATACAGAAAAAATATTTAAAAACTACCAATAACTAGATAAAAATGGTCTTCCCCGCTCTAATTTCTGCAATACCGTCACCTCACTAGAGTTACTAAAGTCCCCTTCACGAATAACAATTTCATTGATTCGCATGATCCCTATCTTTTTCTCCCGGTCCTTAGTATCCTGGTTCAGTCCATAACAAGCTGTAACATGTGCGTATTTCCGTTTGTCCTCTGAGAAGTTCTTTAGCTTCAACCTGTTCTGTTCGTAGCTATTGGCATCCGCCTGCGTGGCTGTCAGCACTAAGCAATGCCGCTCCTGGGATAGGTTCCGCATCCCCTTCCATATCTCGTTTTGTTGGTGACGGAATTCCACGCGCCCCTCAGCTACCAACAAATCAGCGTAATCGATCACTATTACATCAGGTACGAAATCATCCTGCTTCTCCCAAATGTCCAGCAAAGCCTTTATTTGCTTTATGGACAACGTACCGTTAGCGTGGGAAGATAGTTTGAACCGCCGTTTATTATTGATGAAGAACGCTTCAACGGCGTCCTGGGCTTCTTTAACAGTTAAAGGGTTTCCAGTGTCTACACTTTCTAACCAAGCTGCTCCGTACTTTTTATGCTTGTACGCTTCACAATAATGGCAAGGAATGTAGTCAGGGTTCTTTTTAAACTGCTCCTTTAGATCATCCAGGGTGATTTGAGAACGTACCTGCTCTTCGGTTTTATCATCAAACACCCCAAAGTCACATTCCCGCTCTTCCTTATCGCAGGTATTCATCTGATTGTAGATGCAATCCCGGACAGGTTGGTGCATCTTTCCACTATATTTCTTTAGGCTGGATTTCTTAGTCAAGTAAGTACAAAGGCGTTTCAACTGCTGCCCTTCGGTCATATCCCCGGCCTGGAAGAAAGCCACCTTGGATCTCTGCGAACAGGCCCGTATTGACATATCCAGGAGCCAGAATGTATTATGTACTAAAATATTTTCAGCTACAAAATTATGATATTTATCAATAGTTAAATCAAATGTTTCTATATCCCCAACATAATCTATACTTATTATTTCATCCCATAAGATAGAAGAATTAAAATATTTATTACCTGTTTTTGTATCTTTTACTTGTAAAAAAGATTGTCTCATCACCGGCTTTTTTTGCTGTATTTGACCTTTGACGAATCCTGCATTTTTAAATAGAGTATGAAATTGAGATCGGATTGATTTTGATCCTTTTTCAATTCGTTGCCCTCCCCCTAATTCTTTCTTAACTTCTTGGAAAAACCTATCTGCTATTTGTGGAGGAAATTTATCTAAAAAAGATTTATAAGATATTCGTTTTAAAATCAAAGCCTTTTTCATTTTCTCTTTTTTAGAGAATATAAAATTTATTTCATCTGCAAATTTTTTAATGTTTTCATAATCTCTAATAGACACAGTCCAACTTCCTTTCTTATCGTTAGCCCCCCAAGATAATTTAGAAACAATTCCAAATCTCGTTAATAAACATTGAACTTGTTGGGCTAATATTTTATTAGCCACTCCAAATCCAATTTGAGAACCATCTTTATTTACCCATCCATCACAGGTAAATAATATTCGTAAGAATAAAGCAAGTTTCTCTTTTGGTAATCTAAAAATAATATTAGGAATTGTTTTATCATAAGATAATTTACCAAATAATTTATATCGCTTTAACATCCGTAACAAATAATTTTTATTGTGTTTCCCTTTATTAATTTTAGAATTTATTACTCTGGCATCAATTCCTTTCCAAGTAACTTCACAATTCATTTGGTGTATGCATCTTGTAAAATCATTTTGTATATCTAAATCTGCTGCAGTAAAACCTATTACTTTGTATGATCCATTACCATCATTATAATTATATTCTCGCAAACACCCTTCTGTAATAAAATAAGCAATCAGTTTTATTTTAATATCATTTAATTGGGATGTACCAAATACAGGTAAATTTTTAGGAACCGCTATAAATCCCCCTTTCTTTATGCTTGATAAATCCATCCATCCATTTGGAGTTAAGAAAGGGTGATTATAAGTAGTTTGCACGGTTCTTCCTGTTCTCGTTTTTATTTGATAAACTGGTTTAATCCCATTTGACCAAAAGTGGGTTATTTTAGTAGAAATAAATTGATTGGTGTTTTCATCAAAAGATATTACATCAGATCTTTTTTGTTGTACTACTTCTGAAACAGATAATAATTCCCCATTGGACATTAATATTTGTTGATTTCCTGGTAAACATTTCCCGCGTTTCTCGGATGCCATCAACGCAACCAATGATCCACGCACCAATTGCGCACTCCAGAACTCGCCCAACTGCCTGGGATAACGGATAAGGGGCTGTGAAGCCTCTTTAAACGCCTTCTCAACACGTTTCAGTGCTACGGTGGAGCTTAGATCAAGATCAGTGCCCGACTCGTTAGACAGCGGCTTATAGTCACAGGCGATTTTCTCCGCCTCCAGCAGATCCCCTTCGGAAATGTATCCTTTGATTTCATCACTATGTCTTGATAAGTGTTTTTCTTTGAAGTACGCCCTGGTTTGGTCCAGGAGGTAGGGAAGATTAAATTTTTCATTTTCATACTCATCACTCAGCCCATCAAGAATCTCTTCGATATCTTCAGCCATATCCTTTTGCAGTCCCTCTGCCTTGGCGTAGTAAATGGATTGTATGTTCTGCTCGGGTGCTTTATTGTATTTTTCATAATACTCGAGTACCCATCCTGCAAGTTGACGGGCCGTAGAACTTTCCAGCAGTTGGGTGTTCCAGATTTTTTGGGTCTCTTGGATGAATTCTGTGCTGACTATGATGCCAGTAATTATTCTGCGTTCAATGCTCATTCGCTAAATATTGTTCCTTCAGGATTTCTATATGTTCCATTTTTATCTTTAGTCCAGCGCTCACCGTATTCGATGAACGTATCAGGTTTCTCTTCACCCCTGCTATACGATTTCATCTCTTCAGGATCATCTAACCATCTATTTTGATTCAGCCAAGTTGTTGCATGGGGTATGTATTTAGCATCTTGCCACTGGTCTGATTTCTTTTGGTTGAATACAGCCTTTTTGATCTGCACCCAGGTAGGTCTATCTTTAGTAGGTTTGTTGCAGATGGTGTTCCACTTTGATAGGGCTGCTCCCTTTGCTGCTTTTTTAGGATATAAGGTCCAGAACTTTTCAAACTGAGAAGGTGTGATTTGTCCGTTTTTGGAAGCAGTTTCGTACGAAGAAGTCTCCTTATCTTTTTTGTTCTCCTTAATAGCCCTAGCGTTTTCGTAGGGCTTGGGGGTAAGGTTTCTAGACCTCTTGTTTTCTAAGGTCTTGAGTAGGTTATACAAGATAAGTTTGTATTTTTCCTTCGCAGGCTTACCTCCCATTCGGGTTTCTATGATCCCATCCTTACGTAAAGTTTCTTTACATCTACGTAGTTTGGTTTCAGTTAATCCCGTTTGTTGTATCTGGTGTGCGTGTATGAGATAAAACCATTCACCATCTTCTAAAAGATTCCGTTGTTGGAAGTATTTAAATTTATCTACCAGATTAGATAAGAAAACAGATACTTCCGGACCATAGTAGCTTAGAAGTCGTTTGTTTACGACTAAGAAAGAATCAGATGAAAATAGTTCTAAGGCTTGGTCGTTACTAATAGATGTTCTGGATCGTTTCATTTTTCTACATATTTTTTAAATCCATATTGTTTAATTAATGTGTCAATATTACTTTGATTTAATTTGAACCATTCTTTATTAATATTCTTATTTTTAAATTTTTTATGTAATTCTTTTTCAAGAGAGAATATTTGATCAGTATATTTTAAAAGAATTAATTTTAAAAAATATGGTGTAGATGCATCTTGAAGTTGTTTTAATCTTTTTTCAGGTGATTTCGATATTCCTATTTTATAATAATTTCCTCCTTTTATGATATATACGTAACCATGTGTAGAAATACCTTGAAATTCTTTATTCCTATTCTTAGATTTTTTATGAATGAAAATAGAACGTTCTTCCACCTCATTATTATTTTTATTAAAATAAATATTGATAAATCCTGATTTCCTCAAATCTCCTATGCTATTGCTTATAGTCTGAGGATTTAAACCAAGTAATCCGGCAAGCCAATTATTAGAAGCAAAGCATCCTCTTTCCCCATGAGCTAGATTTCGGATCAAACCATATAGTATTTTTTCGGTGCTGGATAGTTTAGGATGAAACAATACCTCTGCAGGTATTCCAATATCAGGTAATCCGAATTGTTGTTTGGGAGCGTTAGTTCGTTCCATGATTATTTGTTTATTTTATCAAGATTTTTATGTTGTAACATAATACAATCTACGATTGATGGGCCAAAAAAGTCTTTATACCTTTCTTTATCTAGGTCATATGCAGTAAGCCATGTATGAATTATATGTAATAATGCTTTTCTTTT